ATGAAGCTCGGGAAGTTCTTCCGGGGCGGCTCTACCCTCACAATGCAGCTCGCAAAGAACCTCTGGCTCTCTCGGACTCGAACCATCGGGAGGAAGGTCCAAGAAGCGATCCTCACCGTGGCTCTTGAAAGCACCCTACCCAAGGACAAAATCCTGGAGCTGTATCTCAATGTAGTCGAGTTCGGCCCGGACATCTACGGGATTGGTCCGGCAAGTCGGACCCTCCTGCACAAGGAGCCGATGACCCTCTCTATCCCGGAGTCCTTGTACTTGGTGCTTCGGCTCCCGGCCCCCAACAACTCAGCCTCCTACGAGCAGAAGAAGGGCCTTATCAAGCGATTGATGGACAACATCGCTGCTTCAGGGAAGGTCCCTGCTGAACTCATCGAGGTTGAGAAGGGCCTTCTTGACTCAGACACTCAGGAGATCCCATGAAAGACCCGCTAGCTTGGAAAGCAGACCGAGGACCAATGACCGTCGTCTATGCCAGGGAAGCGCTCCCCACTTCAGTGGTCAAGAGCATCTTCTTGGCTGGTCCCACCCCAAGGGACAAGAGCGTCCCCTCCTGGCGCCCTGATGCCCTGAAGGCTCTTAGTGACCTCGGGTTCAACGGTCACGTCTTCGTGCCCGAACCCAGGGAAGGGGTCTTCACCGAGGACTACGTAGAACAGGTTGAGTGGGAGAGTGATGCCCTCAACATGGCTGACGTGGTCGTGTTCTGGGTTCCCAGGGAGATGAAGACGATGCCAGCTCTCACCACGAACGTTGAGTTCGGGGTCTGGGCGGATAGCGGCAAGGCAATCCTAGGGTACCCTGAGGGGGCTGAGAGCGTTCGTTACCTTCAGCACATGGCGGACAAGCTGAAGATACCCTCGGTCAAGACCCTCCCCGATACTATGACCCGAGCCCTGGAGATTCTTGGTGAGGGTGCCCCCCGAGTGGACGGTGAGGCCAAGGTCCCCCTCCTGATCTGGAACCACCCAACGTTCCAGAGGTGGTATGCAGCCCAACGGAAGGTTGGGAACCGTCTCGACTCCGCCAAGTTGCTCTGGACCTTCCGAGTGGGGCCAAACCGGGACAAGGTGTTTTGCTGGGTGCTCCATGTCAACGTCTGGATCCGCTCTGAGGGCCGGGTGAAGTCCAACGAGTTCGTTTTCGGGAGGACGGACATCTCTTCAATCGCCCTTTTCTACCGGCCTGAGGAGAAGGTTGGCACGTCGGACTACCTCTTCGATACAGAGGTTCTCCTGGTTCGGGAGTTTCGGAGCCCGGCTCGAACTCCCTCGGGGGACATCATGGAGCTGCCTGGAGGGTCCTCCAAGACGGACACGGGGGAGACTCTTCGGGTTGCGGTGGAGGAGCTGAAGGAGGAGACCTCCTTCGGGATCGATCCTGCCAGGATGACTGAGTTGGGTACCCTTCAGATAGCTGGCACCCTCTCTGCTCACACGAGCACGCTCTTCGCTAGTCGCCTCACGAAAGAGGAGCGGGACCAGATTTGGAAGATCGCTTCGTCTGGAAAGACCTTCGGTGTTGAAGAGGATACGGAGAAGACCTACGTCGAGATTCGGACCCTTCGCCAGATCATGGAGCACAACATGGTGGACTGGTCCACTCTCGGCATGATCCTCACCTCGATACTGACCGACGGGACCCACACATGACCTCTGACGTGAGCCGACCCCCAAGAGCTGTCACCTACTGCTCCTTCGCCACCGATGAGGCTGGTTGCCTTGGGGTGTGCATTCTGGAGGGGAGCCTGGACCCGGTAGCCGCCTCGAAGATGGCCTGGGGCCTGAAGATCAACCCAGGGGGTCAGCTCATGGCGATCTCTTGCCAGGAGACCGACGAAGATGTCCCCTTGAGCATCTTCGAGGCCATGTGGGCCAACCGAGGGAGGCTCATCTCAGGAGCAGAGGCCCGAGACCTGTTCGAGGCCAAGAGCGTCCGGGAACTTGATGAGGAGAGGGAGGGAGCACCCAAGGGCACCCCCTCCGCTCAGGTCAGTTGACTTCGTGCTCTGGGCTCCAGGCCAGGACAATCTCAGTCGTCTCCCCGAAGTAGACCTTCTCGCCCCGGCATCGAACGTAGAGCCGCTTCAGGAGGTACTCGGGCAGGTCCTCGATAATCCCCAGGAAGGTGGCCCAGAAGGCACGGAAGGCGTCATCTGGGAGGCGTGGGAGGAAGCAGATGGCCTGCCCTCCCAGCTTGGTCGTGAACTTCGCCTGGAACCCCTTGTCCGGGCGACGCCAGAGGACCGTGTGAACCCTACCAATGAGCTGATCACCCTGGTGGAGGTCCACCAGGCCCGTCGAGTGAAGGGTCACCCTGTAGGAGTTTCCATCACTTGCAAATGTGGACACACGAAGAATTGAGTTGAACTTCTTCTCTTCGCTTTTCTTGTTGCGCAAACCGTTATTTGGTCTTATCATTATCTTGACTTTCTGATCTGTGATTTGGTGTTACATCAGAAAGTGGTGTTCCTAGCGCCACTTTCGGACCCTCTACTGTACACCAGGATCGGGGTGAGTCAACGGACCCCTGGGGTGGATTTCCACTTTGGGGGTCTCGCCTTTTCTGGTGTATGCCTCGGGGATGAACGACGCCTACCTTGCAGAAGAGATCATCCAACGCCTCAACCGCCTCATCCAAGATCCCAACGTCAGGGATGACATTGGCAAACTTCTTGAGGTTCGGGTCAATGCAAGCCCAGAGACCTGCAACCACCCAACCATCCAGGTGCAGTCCGACCTTTTGGGGACCCTGGGGCTCCTGAATGGAATCGTTGGGTCCATCAACTCCGGCTCCAAGCAGGGCTGGGGGTACATCGCTGCTGTCTTCGATGATAACGGGGTGCTGAAGATCTTCACAAGGATCGGGGCATGATCGTAGGGATTTCGGGTCTCACCATCGAGAGGGGGATCTTCGGGTTCTGGTCTCGACGGGGCAACGCTGGGGCTGGGAAGGACGAAGCCGCCAAGAGGCTCATTCAGGAGCATGGGTTCGTTCCCCTGGCCTTTGCCGACCCGATGAAGCGAATCATCAAGGAGGTCTACGCCTTCAGTGATGACCAGCTCTGGGGTCCGAGTGAGATGAGGAACCAGCCAGACCAGAGGTACCCTCAGCACATGTCCCATGGCCCGGCCATTGTGGATGTGGTGGACGGCAAGACGGTCCCTCACTGCCTGACCCCCAGGTTTGCCCTCCAGACGCTTGGGGAGGAATGGGGCCGGAACTGCTATCGAAACACCTGGGCAGAGTATGCTCTGCGGATAGCTAAGCTCATCGAAGCTGGGGGTTGGGACTACGACCAGAAGACTGGGCTCACCCGGCGAGATGGGGCTCCATCTCGGAACGTGGTCATCACGGACCTTCGCTACAAGAACGAGGCGGAAGCAGTCCAGCTTGGAGATGGTTATCTCGTTCGGTGCAAGCGGGTGGTCCCCAAGCTGAAGGTGGTCCCCAACCACAAGAGCGAGGTGGATCTGCTCTCCGTCCACGATGACGACTTTAACTGGATCCTCAACAACGACGGGACAGTTCAAGACCTCTGGAACAAGGTGGACGAGATGGTTCGAGTCTGGCTGGCGAGGGGCAAGTGAGCTGCCAGACCTGTGGCGGGTACCGTTGGTTCGATGACCGAGGGTTCCCTGCCTCAGGTCAGCCTGCCTTCGACTTCACCCCCTGTAAGACCTGCAACCCCGAAGGGAAGCGGGAGATGTGGGGGAACGAGCCAGGGGACCCAGGGTACAAGCCAGGACCCGATCATCGGTTCGTCATGGTCCTAAGGCCCGACGAACCGGTCTAGATCACCTGACGAACCTCCCTGACAAGATCCATGTATTCCCCGATCAAGTCAACTCGTTCGGCCTGGTCTGGGGTCTCGACCGTCCACTGGCCGAACATTTCAGCAAACCTGTCGAGTCTCTCCGCAAGACGAAGTGACTCAAGGGTCCTCTGCTGACGGAGCTTGGCAGCGAGCCCTTCAGCGCTCTTTTGGAAGGAAGAGGCTAGGAGTGCTTCGCCCAAGACTCATGAACTCTCACAGGATCTTGGCAAGCTCGAAGTGCATCCCATCTTTTCGTGGGAAGTGTCCGCCCCAGTAGAACCCATGTTCGTTGGCAAGGGGTACGAGCTTTCGGACGGAGCCTTCCTTGCCAGCAAGTGCTGGAACAGCACCAAGGTAGTTCCAGGCCACATTGATGTCGAAGGCTGTCCCGAATGCGTGGTTGGACAAGATGGTCCGGCTTCCTCGGATGAACCTTGGGGCATAGGAACCACCCCAGGACTTCACGAGCGGTAGCAGACCAGCGTCTTCCCATGCCTTGAAGAGGGCTGTGAGTTGGTCAGCCCCCTTGCGGTGGAAGAGGATGCTGTTCCGGATTGGACCACCTTGAACACCTTGGAGCTGTGGGACAACCACGGTCACCATGTTCTTCGACACCCAACTGTCGGTGATCCGAATGCACTCAGGGTTGCTCGGAATTGAAGCCGGAATGAAGCTGAAACGCCCAAACAAGTCCTCCCTGGTCTTCTGACTCGGGGGGTTGAAGTTCGGAGGGATAGGCCACCGCTCATCAAGGTCCTCAGGGTTCTCCGTAGGTGGGTTGAAGCCCAACTCCTTGGCCTTCCCCAAGGTCTGTGGCCCCACCTTACCGTCTACATCCAGATTGAAGTCCTCCTGGAACTGGCTGGTGGCAGCTTCAGTAGCTTCACAGAAGAGCCCAAACCGGTTGACTGCCTTCAGGTAATCCTTGGCAATGAGGAAGTTCTGCCAGTCAACGACAGGTTGCCCGGTGGAGCCCTTGAGGAGGATGTCCATGCCTACTCTGGCTGATAAGTGGACTCGCAACCCTAAGATTCCGGGTGGTTGCAAAAAAGATCGGGGTTCGGTCGATTTGTGTTCGACAGACACAATCCCGTGGTGTAGATGACTGTGTAGGACGGACACAGTCATCCCTGAGGCCCACATGGTTGCACCCTTTGATCACGAAGAAGCTGAGGACAGGCGACTCAAGTATCGGTACGAGTTTCCGATGGCAGCCCTCACCGTGGATGGGGTCGTATTCGGGTTCGACCCGGACGACGTTGACGACCCGCTCAAGGTTCTGCTGATCTTCCGTGGAGAGGAGCCCTTCAAGGATTGCTGGGCGATTCCAGGTGGGCACGTTAAGATCATCAACGATGAGGGCCTAGAAGATGCCGTTCGTCGGGAGCTTCGTGAGGAGACCGGGGCTACGATTTCCCACCTCGAACAGCTCTACACCTTTGCGGCCCCTCACCGGGACCCCCGTGGACGTGTTGTTTCGGTGGCCTACCTGGCCCTTGTTCGAGCTTCCGACTTCGATGTGAAGGGCGGGGACGATGCCACAGAGGCCCGGTGGGTCTCTGTCAACGACCTCAACTTCTCCGGCCAGCAGGTACCGCCCCTTCAACTGGCCTTTGACCATGCGGAAATCCTGCTGACGGCCCTGACCCGGCTCCAAGGCAAGATCCGGTATGCCCCCATCGGGTTCAACCTCTTGCCCCCAAGGTTCACCCTCGCTCAGTTGCAACAACTGTACGAGGCAGTCCTTCAGAGGAAACTCGACAAGAGAAACTTCCGTAAGAGGATCCTCTCAATGGGAATCCTTGTTGAGGTCGGTGTCAATGAGGAACGTAAGCCGGGTCCGGCTGCCCGCCTCTATCGTTTCGACAAGCGGGCCTATGACCAGGCAGTGAAGCGTGGTTTCAACTTTGAGATGTAACATCAGGAAAGGTAGGTAAACTATGGGAAGCAGTCATTGGAGTGATGATTTCTACGCTCAACGTGAGCAAGTTCGGAAGAGCACTGGGACCTCGGCCTTCGCTCACGATGCCGCTGTGAAGCGGGCGGCACCGAAGGACCAGAAGGTTCACGAGAAGTTGGACCCCAAGGGGGTCAAGTTCCGTGAGGCTCGGGACTCTCTGGCCCATCCGGAGTCGCTGCCCATCATGGTGATGCTGGACGTGACCGGGTCGATGCAGAACTCGCCCAGGGTGATCCAGGCAGCCCTCCCTAAGCTGATGGGGAGCATCACGACCTTGGGCGGGACCCAGCACCCTCAGATCCTCTTCGGGGCCATTGGGGATTCCAGGTCGGATCGAGGGTCCCTCCAGGTCGGCCAGTTCGAGAGTGGGATCGAGATGGATGACGACCTCGGTCGGTTCTGGCTCGAAGGTGGCGGTGGTGGTTCGGGCGAGGAGTCCTACCAGAACGCCATCTACTTTGCGGCTCGCCACACGGTCACGGACCATTGGGAGAAGCGCCAGAAGAAAGGCTACCTCTTCATGATCGGGGATGAACTCCCCTACCCTCAGGTCAGTGCTTCCGAGATCATGACCCTCTGTGACAAGAGCCTCGAAGGGGTGAACATCCCGACGGAGCAGATCGTCAAGGAGGCCCAGGAGCGGTACAACGTCTTCTTCATCATCCCACGTCACGCTGACCATGGGTCGGATCCCCGTCTCCGTCAGAGGTGGAGTGACCTTCTTGGGGAAGACCATGTCATCCTGATGGACCGGGAAGACTTGATCTCCGAGACCATCGCCCTGGCAATCGGCCTGTGTGAGGGGAACGTGAACCTCGAATCGGAGAAGGTTGATGCCTCGGTGGCGCTCTCCCTCCGGACCCTCGCTGCAAGCCTCGGGAAGAAGATCCCGACCCCCAAGACCGTTCGCCTGTAACTCGTTCACGAAGCCGGGGAGGAGGGGTCCTCCCCGGTTCTGAGGTTGTCATGTCAAAGGTCATCTTGGTTGCTGGAGCAGGCTTCGGAGACGAGGGCAAGGGGTCGATTGTAGACCACCTGACCCGCAAGCACTCGGCCCAAACCATCGTTCGCTACAACGGGGGAGCCCAAGCAGCCCACAACGTTGTGGACCCCGACGGGAGGCACCACACCTTCTCCCAGTTCGGGTCGGGTACCCTTGCTGGGGCCAAGACCCACCTCAGTCGATTCATGCTGGTGAACCCCATCTCGATGATCTCCGAGGGCAATCACCTGGTCTCCCTGGGGGTCTCAGACGCCTTCCAGAGGGTGACAGTAGATGGTGAAGCCCTGGTCACCACACCCTTCCACGTCTCCCTCAACCGAATCCGGGAGTTGTGCCGGGATGCTGGGGAGGGGCGGCACGGGTCCTGTGGAATGGGAATCGGAGAGACTGTGGCCTATGCAGTAGCCAACCCTGAGGGGGCTATCAGGTTCAAGGACCTTTCCAATCCAGGGACCCTGATGGTGAAGCTCGGGGACCTCCAGGACTACATGGTCACGGAGGCCAGCAAACTGGTGGGCAAGGTTCCCCTCAATGATGGCTTGGAGAAGGAGTGCAAGCTCATTTGCCAAGATGAGTTGGCGTCAATCTGCTTGGAGTGGTTCGCTAAGCTCCTGAGTCTTGGGGTCAGATCAGTAGGCCCTGAGTATCTGTCGGCAGTCCTCACCAAAGGGACAACCATCTTCGAGGGAGCCCAAGGGGTTCTCTTGGATGAGGAGTGGGGCTTCCATCCCTTCACGACCCGGAGCAACTGTACCTTCGAGAACGCCCTCCAGCTCATCGAGGGCTTCAATGGTGAGGTCACCAAGGTAGGGGTCCTTCGAGCCTACCACACTCGGCACGGGGCTGGCCCCTTCCCAACTGAGAGCCCAGAGGTCAAGGCTACAGGAGACCACAATGGGGTCGGACCTTGGCAGAAAGGATTCCGAGCCGGGTACTTCGACTTCGTGTTGGCCCGGTATGCTCGTCTGGCCCTCGGGGGCGTCGATGAGGTGGCCCTCTGCCATCTCGACCACGTCCAGGGACCCCAGAAGGTCTGCCTCGCCTACGCATGGCCCCACTGGTATGGCCCTCAAGGCCCGAACCAGTACAAGATCCACAAGATACCCAGGGCAGACTACGAGCGGCTGAAGGCAATGTTCGATGAAGAGGGGAGCACGTATCAGCACCCCTACGACGGGACGATAGAGCCTGTCTACACGACACTTCCGAGCGTTGACCGTCTGATCTCCGGTGTAGAGAAGGCTATGAGAGCACCTGTGACGATTCGATCCTATGGGACTAGAGCTGGAGACAAGCGATGAGCGTCAAGGCGGTCCTGGCTCAGACGGAGCACCTGAACAGGCTGGTGGCTTCGATTCGGTTCGACAAGCCTGGGGTGAAGTCCGTCAAGTTCGGGGACAAGACCCTGGTCGTTCAGGGGCGGGTGCTTCAGGGGGACCTCTGCGACATCTACGAGGGTACCTACACAGACCCGAAGCCCGTGGATGAGACCGCCAAGACTGTCGGCACCCGGTTCGACCGGATCCTTGACGATGAAGACGAGGTTGAAGGTGGGATTCCTGTGCTGGTCAAGGTAGCGAGGAGCGACCTCGACAACGACCTGGTTGAGAACGAGGCCAACAACCTGGGTGTCCTCTACCCTCTCACCGAGAAGGACGAGAAGTTCTACCGGTACCTCCCCCGAAGCTATGGGGGGTTCAAGACCAAGAACGAGCTTCAAGCCCACATCCTTGGCAGGATCGATGGGTTCGTCACCTTGGCTGACATCTTGAAAGCCTACCCGAAGGGACT